CAACGTCTCCCCAGGTAAAGTAGAAGCCATCGAACTCATCCAGAAGAATCTCTTCCTCATTCAGATACCAGTGTGAGTGCCACCAACTGCATGTATGCTCCAGAGTGTATGCCAATCCAGTCTCATTGCGGTCACTGAAAGCAAAGGGGAACTCTGTGGTGATCAGCAAATCCGGGGTCATGTAGGTGGGATAGGCTCTCTCATAACAGAATGTTCGAGTACCAGTGACATCATAGTCACCAAGACATGCTTCAAACTGATCAGAAATATCCATTGTCATTGACCAAGCGTTTTCAGATACATCTTTGACTAGGAACTCTTCACCATCAATGACCAAAACACCATCAATCAGCTCCCAGGTTCCAGCAGATCCAACATAATCTTCAGGTTCCAGAATACCATTCGGCTCATTATCATGCCAAAGAGAAATATCACCATCATCTTCAAAAACAATGTATACATCGTTGATGGTGGTCACATCTTCTGACGAGCGACTGAATGTACCATAGTCAGAGATACAAATCAGCTGGAAGAACCCTTCAGGTACGACATCCATCCATTCTGTTATCTCTTCAGCTGGAGGATCTTCAGGGATTGGTGCGCTTGTGTCGCTGCACCCGATAAAGGTGATGGCTGCAATCAATATTACAGTCACGATGCCAATGGTAGCTAACCATTTTTTCATATGAAACTCCTTCGTCTCTTATTGAGACTATTCATATCTTATCATAAGGATACACTAATGTACATCCTTATTTCTTTAGAGAGTAGAGAATGAACCCACATATTATCATTAACGCAGTCCATCCTGATACCAGCATGATGATTGTTTCTTTCATGGCTGTATTCCTTTTGTGAGGAGATCCTGAATGGCTTTGTGTGCACTCTCTCTCTTGGTGTAGATCATAGGCCAATGAATGGATCCGGCTCCAGTCATTTCGTAAACTCGGAAGTATTCTTTTGGTGGATCATCAAAGCTGCAATGTCTCTTGATCCACATATCTCCAGGGTTATGCTTCATATTCAATCATCTGTTTGAAATTATGCCAGGCATCATGGTCCATATTCTCAATGGCTTCATTGATGATGAGTTTTTGAACTTCTTTCATGTGAAGCAAGATCTCTAAGACATCTTTTTCTTGATCGACAATCTTAAATACATATACTGGTTCATCTTCAAATGTATCCATAAGAGATTCTTTGGCAGCTGCTTTTGATAGTCCAAGCTCATACTTGTAGGCTTCTTCAATCAGCTCAAAGAACTCGCCATCACTGGTTACGTATCCTTTTGTTTCTGCAACAATCATATTTTCTCCTACTGTTCGACATCTATTTCATCTGATAAGCCAAGAACTTTTTTCAAACTTTTTTTAACGGCTTCCATATGTACTATGTTGTAAAGAGTTACAGTTGCAGCGATAAGAACGTTGAGATTCTCTTCATCTTTGAGGGCATCCATGACGCCTCTTACTGTTGATTCGTATCCATCATTCTCATCAATACGATTCATGAACTTACTGAAATGTTCTGAGTCAATTCCTGTTGCTTCAGCTAGATTCAATCCCTCTTCGATTTTTACATCAAGCTCAATCTTTGCCATGTGTTTCTCCTTGTCGTTTCTTACGACTATAATTGGTTTTCTTTTTCAAAGAATACGACTGTTCTTGAGATATTATTCCCAAGATATTTCAAACAGTCCTCGCAATATAATTCTGCTTCTACCCAATAGGATAGATTCATGATGATGCGTGAATCTTTGCTTTGATATGGTTCAAAGGATTCTCCGCAGTGGATACATTTCATCAGTGCTTTGCATCCTCATACCCTTCAAGGTATCCGTGGTAATTACTGAGGATTCGAAGTGGTGTTTCATAATTGTCTATGATATGCACGGCTTCATGATTCTCCAGTTCAATACCATTTTGATTGAACCAATCAAGGATTGCTTTGATGGCATCGTATCTTTCGGCTTGTTCTTCTGTCTCAAAGATACCAACGCCTTCAACCCTGAATGCTTGAACTCTCGTTATCATCTACTTGTCTCTCCTTTCCTGTATCCCAGGTCTCTCTCTGATATAGATCGTTTTCTTTTTCGATGATGATCTCTCTCTGCTCTCTCTCTGTGTTGAGATATTCATACATCTATCTGTGCCGCCATTTTTTTGGGGTCTATGATAAAGAAGAATTGATAGCTGGCTGAATGTTTTGCTCGATAAGGGTACATGGAAAGGAGATCCACATCCACAAGGTAGTCATAGACAGCCGGAGCATCTTTATCCCAGAACATTCCGAAGGTTCCAAGCTGTAGTGGTGTGTGCCGGCATCTCCATCCGATTATACCTTCTTTTACTGATTCAAGGATAAGCCAGAGAGAGAGTGGTGATGATTCCCAATCATGTTCTTCATCTTGCCATTGAAACTCATAATTTCCTGAAAGAATATCTTCTGGGATTGAGTATTGGTTAATCTCTATCCAATTTATTGATTTTTCTTTATTCATTTTGCCTCCAGCTCTATGCTTTTCACAATGGTTTCAAGATGAGTGCATACTTCGGCCATTGTCCAGGGATTACAGTCATATGCTTTTGCGAATGAAACAATACCGGGCATGAGTGTCCTGCTTTCATAATTTATTTCAGGAAGGAACTTGATGACATCAGTGATATAGATTGCATCAGGGTATTTGATGTGTCCTGTTCCGATGATTTGAAAGAGAAAGCCATCACCAACTACAAGGTATTCATATCTGGTGCCATCCCCTGGTTCAGAGATAACTTTCCATACTGACATATCAGTCTTTGTTATCTTCTCCATTTGGAACCTCCTTGAAGATCATATATATTCCGGTGTAATCATTGTCTACTTTGGTTGATACCAGATGAACGCAATCTACATGGAATTGAGCCGCCTGCATGAGGTTGCCATCTGTAGTTTCAGATATTCCAACCAAGAGTACGGGCTTATCATCTGATTTGCCACAGATAGGACAAGTGAAGTTGTCCATGTTCGGGTGTTCAAATATTCTCACGGAAATCCTCCAATACCAGGGTCCACCATTCTTTCTGGAGCGAAAAGAATATCTTGAATCCTCCGATGATTCCTCCAATAATATGCCAGATGAACATCACTGGTCCGGCAAGGATCACTCCGATTACGGTTAATGAAATGTTTTTCTTTTTCAATTTTCCATCCTCTCAATTTCATTTGCAATTGTGTTGATGATTACGTGAATGGCTGTGTACACGTAAAGCCTGTCGCCTGCATCAAGGGTATCAACTATTGTAGTCGCATATTCCACGGCTTCTTTAATTGTATTTCTCGATGCAAACATGTCAGCTCTCAAGGCTTCTATAAGTTCTTCTTTTGTCACTGTACTCTCCTTAGAAATGGTTTTGCATCAATTGGAACCCATCGTGTCCCATCATTGATTTCGAGCTGTAAATGACAATGGGCGCCATCTGAATATCCTGTGCTGCCCATGATTCCAATAATTGTATCCTCCTTCACCTCACTCTCCGGCAAGGCTGTATTAAAGATCTTTTCAAGGTGATAATACTTTGTCCTGATATTGTAAGCGTGTTGTATGACAATGTATTTCCCATAGTATTGATGAATCCCTATGTCAGTGACAGTACCCGGCCACATGGGGTGGATATACCAATTGCCAGAGGGAACCATGTCTGTGCCTTGATGGGATGTTCTGTAGGTTCCTTCATACCCTAATCCCTCACCAAAACCAGCAGTAATTCGGAAAGTTGAGTCAAACGGAGATGAAATGGTTAATTGTTTGATAATGAGCTGTATATCGTCAGGATCGATGATACCAATAACCGGCTGTAATGAAGCTAGTTTATCCATTTCCCCCATCAATTTAATAATCTTGTGTTCTTTTTCAGAATTGGAATCGGTTAATTGTTGAACCCTTCCCATCAGAATGGAATAATCTTCTTCCAATATAGAGAGAGATTTTTCCGTGTTGTAATGTAGATCCTTTTCATCTGCATAAAGATTCGCCAGAATAATGATGACAATCAATGGCAGGGCAATGACTACCAAGAGCTGGAATTGCACTGTTCAGCCTCCTCATAGAGTTTCTTGAGCTGTCTGTTAATGCTTGCCAGTTCCCTATGGGCCATGATGTACCTGGCGTGCATCTCTTCACTGATCTCAATCTCGACTCCTTCACCGCATTCATCAATCATGATGATGGGCCAGAGTTCTTCCTTGTAAACGTGAAATTTCATACTATTTCCTTTTGGGAGCCAGTCCATTGCGGAGCTGTTCCCAGGAAGCCGGTTTGTTATTCATTTGTTACCTCGCTAATTTAATGTATGAATTTATATAGACGGTACGATTCTTTCCATCAATACCACATACGTATCCAAGAGAGTTGAGAAAGAAGCTCAAGGGCAGCAAGCTCTCTCTGTATTTGACTCTCGTATAGAGTTTTCCGTATTTCATGGTGAAGCCTTTCTCTTCTTCTAGCCATTCTTTGTGATAGTCCGGCAGTTTATCTGTATTCCTGATGTAAATCTTAATGTATTTCACGAATACACCTCTGTAATTGGAGAGATTTCAATTCCCTCTTTGAACGCATACCGGCGGATGATTGTCGCCAATCTTCTGCAAGCGTCCATTGCTTCTGAAGACGCACTGATAAGGAGCTCTCTCTCTCTGTATGATGTTGATTCCTTGAGCTGATTAATCAACAACGTGCTTGTTGCATCAATCTCCAATAATAATGATTCGGCTTCTCTGATCTTATTTTTGCACATCTTTTCCTCCATATATTATGAATATGCTTGTCAGTATTGCGATGCCCAACATCGTTATCCCCCATGCGAGGAAATCATTGAGCCCATGAGCTTCCCATGCCACCATGCTGATGATGAAGGCGGTCATTGATGATAGATAAATTACCATATGTCATCCCTTATCTTTTTCCATACCAGGCCAATGCCCAATATGGTTATGATGCCGGCTATTGAAAGGAAGGATCCGGCTGCCAAGTGTTCTTCATACAGCTGAATACCTCCCAGGGTCATGCCAACCCCCATCATGATGAAGATGGATTTAATACTGTACAGTACATCTGAAATGTTTCTGTGTTTCATTTGAGTTACCTGTTATAAGCGATTTTTTTTAGACAATTACACGATATATATCAATAACAGAGAGAGAAATCTCCACGCATATCGGGCGCACGAAAGGAAGGTTGAGCAAGCCCGGGGCTGACACCCATCATTGCCTGATCTCTCGATAGCTGAAGTATGGGGTGTCAGGGGCGGAGCCCTTGCCGACCGTACTCGGTCACCATATTGTTATCGGGGTTCCAGGGGCGGAGCCAATGGGGCATTGGGGTATGAGGGGCGGAGCCCCTTCCGATATAAACGCCGAAGGCCACCGTATTATAAGCGAAAATTTTTTGGACTTTTTTGCTGTTTGGTACTTTTATGTTATCTGTCTGATATAACATACTATTCCTTCTGGTGGCGGGGACCCTTTCGGATCCCCTATGGTTTCAATACTCCTCATTATTGCGGGGGTATCTCTCGGAGTCCGTCGGGTCCGGTCTTTTATATCCCCTGTCAATGAATGACTCAGCGGATTGAGTCGCGGACAAGTCGGCGTCTCTCTCTCTCTTGTCTGCGGTGAAGTAACCTATCTCCTCAGTCACTCTTGTCCAGTCATCGGATAGTATCTCCTGAAGCTCAAGGGCGGACCGTCCTTTATAGGCAATCTTCCCGTCGATATACAATTCCGCTGTCTTCTCATTAAATATATAATTGTCGTGCTTGTATAACATTAGTGCGCCGGGGACTATTGCCCCGGCTCCTCCTTTAGCTCATGAATGCCTTAGTATGATTTGCGTAGAATGATATTTTATTCAGGTGACGTATATCATTCGGTTTCATTACTCCAGTCGCCTTGATACGTGCAAGCCATGATGGGGATTGTTCTCCTTCATGCTCGAACTCTGTCAGCATCCATTCGTTTCTATCGGTGCAGGCTTTCACGGCGTCGTCGTTGCGCAGGTCCGCTTCTCCGATTGCAATGATGCTTTCAATTTCCTGATACTCTTCGGGGCTTACTCTCTGCTTGAGCATCGGCATCCATTCTTCGTAACTGTACCGGTTGGTCTTCACTTCTTCTTGCAGGTTCCTGATCTTCTCTACCATGTTTGGCGTTAACATTTGTTGTATCTCCTTGTGATACTTTGATTTGTATTCCCTACGGGAACTATGGGAAGTATACCATGAGTGTATCTTAGTGTATAGTACTTTGTTACCATTTTAGCGTATATTTTTATATACGTTTTCCTCTGGTCGTGCGACCAGGCCGTACTCCCAACAGTAAACACTATCATACGGTTCACGCCGGGGACGGGCCCCCGGCTCCCCATATTCGGGGCGGATACGCTTCCTTATTATCTGACGCTACCGTGGCCACAGGGGGTTGACTTTTCCAGAGAATATCGCAATCCCTCTTCTCTACTTGTCCTCGGCGACTCTTACCGCTACCCGATAGGTCAGCCAGCCCTCCGAGCGTCGCCGTTCAGGGAGCCTCCGAGTCTGGGGTGTGGGGCGGAGCCCCGCTCTAGGGGTGCGGGGTGGGACACCCTGCTCTCGCATTGGGGTGTGGGGTGGAACCCCGCTATCTCTTAACTATCATAGTTGACTACCCGGTACCCCGTGGTCCAGTCCGTTATCCATGTCAGACCCAAGTACCCAACACCCAAGGCCAGTTCCCTGATTTGTTCCTTCCCCGCATGGGGGGGTACTAGCTTATATATAAATCGTCAGAATCAGAGTAATCGTGGTTTATATATAAATCGTCAGAAGTAATCGTTAAAGGCGAAGAGAAGGAAGAAAAGATAAACAATACCAGAGAGAGAGAAGAGAGAGGATATGTAACGATGGAGGGGAGCCTTTCAGGCTAACTTACTCTCTCTATACTCTCTCTGATGTTGAAGGTTTTAAGATAAGAAAGGTTAAAGGAAGAAGCCTTTGGAGAGACCCCCCCTACCCCCCCAGGCTCTTTTTTTAGGAGCCAGATGGTTGGGCAGACAAGATGCAAGGAATTGCATCGTAAGCCAGGTTCTACTCTACGTTTCGGATAATTCTGCCTATCCTCACACCCTTCGGACCGTAGGTAGGTGACAAATGGGCTACCGATCATCGTCGATAACCCATCCTCAAGATGCTCCCCTCAGCTCACGACTGCGAGCCTAATGGGCACTTGATAGATTTGATCGACGTTTCACAACGGTGATATAAAATCATGACTCTATTTTAATACAAAGAGAGAGAGTGGGGAAGGGGGGAAATAGGAAAAGAGGATGAAAAAAGAGATAGATTTGTGATATAATCAGGGAAGAGGAAGGAGTGAAGATGAAGAATAGGCATGGGGTGGAGTTTGCGGAGTTTTATGGGAATATACATATCGCCAGTTATCCGAATTACAGGGTGCTGCCGAAGAATGCAAGCCGGCGGAAGAGGTTGATGTACACCAAGCCGAGTGCCGAGATTCATGAAGGGTTGAAGTTCCCTGGGGGTCGAAGACCCGGCAGGGTTGCTGATATGGCAAGTAATATATAATAGTGTTATGCTTGGGTTATGGCAGAGATCAGACCCACATTAAAGCAGGAACAATTTATAGCATCAACTTCAAAGGAAGTATTTTTTGGAGGAGCTCGTGGAGGAGGCAAGACATTTGCTTGCCTTCTTGACTTTGCAGCATCAGCGAAGACTTACCGGCGGGCAGCCAAGGGGATGCTATTCCGCAGGACCACGCCGGAGCTTGAGGAAGCCATAGCCATATCGAAGGAGCTTTACCGGGGGATAGCGACCTGGAGGACTGGAGATAAGATCTGGACATTCAACAATGGGGCCACTCTGAGAATGCGGCATCTGGATCGGGATGATGATGTAGGCAAGTACCAGGGGTTCTCTCTCTCTAATTTATATTTTGATGAGCTTGGAAACTGGCCCACAGATTATCCTTATCTTTTTATGTTTGGTTCACTCCGTTCTGCTCATGACATTCCGTGTTACATGAGAGCAACTGGGAACCCCGGCGGTATTGGGGCTTCATGGATTAAAGAGCGTTTCATCAATGGGCGGAAGCCCGGCATGGTGTATGAGGAGGAGGATGGATGGACACGGCAGTTTATAGCCTCCAGACTGGAAGATAATCCTTCATTACTTGAAACTGATTACGAGAAGATGCTGGAACAGCTTCCAGAGCATTTATATGAGGCATTCCGGTGGGGCAACTGGGATATGTTCGCCGGACAGGTCTTTTCGGAATGGAATCCACAGATACATATCATTCACCCCTTTCCCCTTGATCCTTCATGGTATAAGTTCGCTTCAATGGACTGGGGCTTTGCGAAACCTTACTCGGTGGGCTTCTGGGCGTTGACTCATGAGGGCCGGCTGATCAGGTTTGCTGAATTCTATGGAGCAGAAAAACCAAATGTCGGCACAAGAGAGAGTATCAGGGATGTAGCGAAAAAGGTTGGACAAGCTGCATCGTTTGTCGGTATAGAAGATATGGTAGCGGATCCGGCGTGTTGGTCGAAGCAGGGATTCAGTGAAGAATCTGTTGAGAGTGTTTTCAGTGAATACTTCATCATGCACAAGGGAAACAACGACAGGATTGCCGGCGTTTATGCCTTACATGACTATCTCAAGACCACTCTCTCTGATGGTGGTCCGATGTTGACCGTATTCCCAGCCTGTAAGGATTTCATCAGGACAATACCAATGCAAGTGGCTGATAAGCGGAAATCAGAAGATGTGGATACCAATGGTGAAGACCATGTGTTTGATGAGACAAAATATAGCATCCTGTTTGTGAAAGGCCGGAATGTTATTAAAACTTCAGATAGATTTCTCTCAAGAGAGGATAAGGTATCCTTATTGAGACGGAAAATAGGAGGATACCGTGGCTGATGAGCTTACGCAGCAGAACGCAATCGATGGATGGTACACCGGGAATATCGATATATTGAACCGGCCGGTACGAGAGAATGAAGACGGAACAATCTCTACTCTGTTGTCTTTTAGCTTTTATGATGAGGATACCGGCAAGGAAGTACTTCTCCCGACAATCGCCATTGATGACCCAGAAGAAGAAGCAATTTACAGATACATGAGAGACAAAAAGCATCTCGGGATGTTTGACTCTCCAGAAGAAGCCGATATTTATGCCCAGGGACTCAGTGATTTCATGGGGACAATATATCAGAAAGGAGACACCAATGCCGATGAACGATGAAACATATAGGCTGGCAAAAGAAGCCTTTGATAAAGCAAAGCAGGAACGATACAGATGGGAACCATTGTGGGAGGAGTGTGCAGAGCTGACTCAACCTGAATACATGGATATGTCTGACAATTGGGATCCGAAAGATTTGATTGGAGATAATGTTTACGATGGATCCCCAAGGGTGGCAGCACAGATTGTCACTGCCGGTTTATTCGGATATTCATGCAATCCGGCAGATGAATGGGCTTCAATTGCCCTGGATGGTCCACTCAGAAGACCTGCAGCAGTCAGAGATTACATTACAGACGTGAATCGCACCCTGATGAGTACGTTTGAGAAATATGATGTCTACAAACACCTCATTCCTGCCTTTTCTTCCATCGTTCCAATAGGAACGGCGACCCTTACTGTTGAAGAAGATCTGAGAAACAATGGAATCCGGTACAGATTCTGGCATCCGGGTGATTATGTGATCGGAACTGACGCCTATAATGAGGTGAATCAGTTTGGAACAGAAAAAGAATACTTAAATCACCAGCTTTTGGACTTATATTCACCAGAAGAGCTTGGATCAGAGGCTTTTGAACGGATTAAAGCTAATCCCTGGGATAAAACTACGATTTATTACATGATTATGCCCAATAATATGTACAAACCGGGTCATCCTTTTGCCAATAGGTTCAAATATTCCGGTTATCACTTGATGACGATGGATAACAGGATCATCAGAAGGGATGGATTCAATGAGTTCCCGGCAGCCGTATGGAGATGGACAGTTCAAGGCCGGTTAACCTACGGCTTGGGGATGGCCGCCAAGGCATTGCCCGATATTTATGTTCTCAACCAGTCAGCGAGAACCCGGCTGGAGGCTGAACAGAAGATGGCAGATCCGCCCATGAACATCCCTGCTGAGATGATGGACGATTATCACCTTGGAGCCGGCGGGAGGAACTTCTACCGTTCACCGGACAGACCGATTACAGGAACAGGAACCAGTTACGACTACCCGGCAGCCATTGATTCTGTAAATAGATACACAGATATTGTAAATAAGCACTTTCTTACTGACTTCTTTGTGACATTAGCCGGTTCTACCACCAGAAGAACGACCCAGGAGGTTGCAGAGATCCAGCAGGAGAAAGCCTCAATGCTCGGACCGATCATTTCATTCATGAATAAAGATTTTCTGGATAAGATCATCAGCGAGACTCTCAGGATTCTCTCCAAACAGGGGAAATTGCCGGATCCACCGCAGGAAATCCTTGACCAGGAGTATCATATCCAGCTTCTTGGCCCTCTGGCACTGGCTCAGAAGCAGACACAGATCGAACGAAGAATTATTCAGCCGGTTCAGATGTCTTTACAGTACGCACAAATGGATCCGAGTGTTCTTGATAATTTCAACTTCGATACACTCACCAGATTGCTTGGGGAAAGTTACAATATTCCTTATGGCATCTTGAGAGAAGAAACAGAAGTGGCAATGATCAGAAAAGAGAGAGTTCAGGCACAGCAGTTGGCTGCCAAGCAGGAGCAGGAGAACCAGGAGAACCAGACCATCATGCAGCATGGAACAAAAGCCATCGAGAAGAACTCGCTTCTTGATATGGCACAGCAGGGAGCTGAAAATGCAGGATAATGAGGGAATGTTTATTGCAAAAGGCGTTACAATTGATGAAAGGATGACATTGAGAAATGTATTCTTCAAAGATGCAGATGGAATGGCTGCATTGAAGTGGTTTCTCTTCAATCTTGGTTACTTTCGACCTGTTGTTTCGGAAAAAGACAAGCATAGAAGGGATTTTGCGTTAGAAATGCTCAATGTTTTGGGTGTTTTAGAGCTGAATGCCCTTGAAAAAATGGTAGATTACTATAAAGTTATAGCAGAAGAGGATGTAATGAATCCTCATCAAAGACACAATATTAAGGAGTTGCTAAATGCCAGGAGTATTGAGCCCTGAAGGTGCTGAACCGGAAGGAGCCACACAGCAAGGTGGTGAACCGAACGCTGAACGTAATTGGATTACAAGTGTACCCGGAGATTTGAGAGAGAAGTACAGTTCGAGACTGGAGCAGTTCAATAGCTTCGGAGAGGTACTGGAAACCGGCTTTAAGTCGATGGCGGACTTGGAAGAATTACAAAAAAAGTATGATCCAGAGAGAGCTTTCATTCCTTCCGAGGAAGATGGCGATGAAGCATGGGGGGCTTTTTGGAATAAACTGGGAAGACCCGAAAATGCTGCCGGATATGGTATCGAGGAAGAAGATATTTCCAAGATCTATATGAATGCGAATCTCACGGCGAAACAGGCAGAGGCACTATCGGCTGGACTCACCAAGTACAACGAGCAGAATATTGAGGATTACAAAGCCAAGAGAAAAGAGTCATATGAGAAAACTGTAGGTGATTTGAAAACCAAATATGGTGATGAGTATGATGTCAAAATGAGAACAGCTCAGACCGCACTTCAACGGCTGGGTGGCGATGCACTTGTCAATACGATGCGAGAAAAAGGACTTGATAATGATCCAGATATGATCGGCTTCTTTGTCGGCCTTGGAGAGCTGATGCAAGAAGGTAACATTCCCGCCGGCATGAAAGCCCGTTCCAAGAACGTGGGCCTGACAGGAAGTTACGACTCTATGAAAGGAATAGACTAATGGCATGGGATCCTATGAACATTGTTCAGCTCGCCAAACGAATGGATGGCGATGGTTCAACGCTGTATAAAATTGCTGAGGTTATCGCCGAACATGATGAAGCGATGAATGATGCAGTTTTTGTGGAATCAAACAGGACAGCTTCTCACGTAACCTCGATTCGAGAGACTCAGCCTTCCGGTACTCTCCGGCAGATCAATAAAGGTGTTGAGCCTACTCTCTCTCAGGTTGGTCAGGAAGTTGACTATATTGGATTCATCGAAGACATGAGTATGGTTGATGACCGGCTCATCAGACTGGCGCCCAAGGGGCAGAAACAGCAGGTTCGTTCCGACGAAGACATTGCTCACCTCAAGGGCCTTTCTGAAACCGCATCTTCTTACCTCTTCTACGGTGATCGCACTCAGACTCCCGGAGCCTTTGATGGTTTTGCGACCAGACGTGGCAGCATTGGGATCGAGGGTGTGTATTCTATGGGCGGAAGTGATCCGCTCAACAATACCAGTGTTTACCTCACAACCTGGGGCAAAGACTATACTCATCTGATTTATCCTCGTGGATCAAAGATCGGAATGAGCAAAGAGGATTTCGGACTGCAGGTTGTTCCTGATCCGAATAACGCCGGAGCATATCTGCCGATGTGGATTTCGTGGTTTTACTTTGACCTCGGAACTGTGACTCGGTATCCCCGTGGCCTGTCCAGGGTCTGTAACATTGACCCATCTGAATCGCTGACCAACCTTCGCCCCCTGTTTGACCGCCTGATTGAAGCAATCAACCATGCACCGAACCGTGGAAAAGAAGGAAATCTCGTCATGTACTGTAATGAAGAGATGTTCAACGTATTCGACCGGCTGGCTTATGATACCACCGTACCGAACGTCTGGCAGAAAGATACCGGTGGAGTTCTTCAGACTTACTTCCGGGGAATCCCGCTCAAGCGGTCTGATGTCATCAAGAACAACGAAGATATCGTGATCTAAGGAGGAAAGAAATGATTATTGATTCAAGAATGGTATTTTTCGATGCTGCCAATATCGCCGATGGTGACGAGCTGACTGGAACCATCGACCTGTATGGCGAGGACATTGATATATATCCCAACTCAAACCTTTCCCATGAAAATGGAAGAGGCAAAGGTTCTGCTTTGTATATCCATCTTACGATTGCTCCTGATGCAAGTTCTCTTGGAGGTACAAATCCACTTGGACATTTGTTCATGGGTAATACAGATCCGGCAACAGAAAAGGTTGTTGATGTTGAAATGCCAACACTGGGAGATACGGTGTATGCTGGAAGAAACGGAATCCATTATGTATTCGCAATTCCGGTAACTGCTGAGGGCCGGTATATTACATATACCTTGGATCTCCTTGGCCTCACCGGGCTTGGTCCAGATGCAAAGGCGACAGCTTTCATCTTTGCTGCGTAAAAAGCATAATGTGCTTTATGGCCTCCCTCGCCGGGAGGCTTTTTTTGTACTACAATGATTATATGAAAGTTTATCATCAAGATACAGTTGTCGTAACTTCATCAGGAAACATTGTAGTCCACGCAGGAGACATTACAGAGGAAAAAACTGATGATGAGACATTAAAGGTACGATCTATTGGTGGTTATAGGCCAAAGCTCATTCCGAAAGAATGGGAATATGGCCGGCCATTGGAAGTTATTGCCGGAGAAAAAAAGATTCTTGTCACCAGAAGCCGGCTGAGACAGACATTTGGAAATATGGATGTTGTTCTTCCAAGGGAAGTTCTGGCAAGAAGGAAAGCCTTGGTTAAAGCCAGGATGAAGGAGGAGAGAGAATGAAATACGAACAAGGGGTTACGAGAATTGCCAACCTGGCTCTTACGGCTCTTGGGTTGGAACGGATTACAAATATAAATCAGGAAAACGATTCAGCAATGCTGATGAAAGAGCATTATGAATTGACTCTCAGAACATTACTTGGAGAGAGAGATTGGAACTTTGCCAGAAGGACGATTGATCTGACACAGCTCAATGAACCAGATATGTATAAAAATTACGAATACTCTTTCTCTCTTCCGGCTGACTTCATTGCATCAAGAAGTATTGTCCCAGAGCAATACTATGAGATCTACGACAATGACACGATCAGGCTGAACAGAGCATTAACAAAAATAGAGAGAGTGATTGACGCCAATGACTATACAGTCTTCAACGAGTATGAAGTCAAATATGTCGAGCTGACATATACCATGATGGCTGAAGATCCCATGAAGTATAATCCTGCCTTCATTCAATACTTTGCTTACACTCTGGCAGCCGACACAGGATTCATGCTGACTGGAGATATGAGTGTTGTGAATATGGTTGTTCAGATGGCGAACTCTTTCCAGATCAAAGCGTATGTGGAAGACGGGTACATTTCAAGACATAAAGAATACGGAGAAAAGAGACCTTGGTATCGTGATCATTCAAGATATTATGCGTTGAGATATAGAGATCGGAGGCTTCATGAAACAGAAAATATCAATTAGCCGATGGAATATCGGAGAAGCCTCTCTCCGTTCTACTGGGGATTATGATCTTGCAGCTTATTCAACTTCATGCCGGATTGTGAAGAACTTTGTTCCTTCTGAAACTGGCAAGATGTGGAGACGGCCTGGATTTATTCATCAGGTATCAACAACACATGAAAGTGTTCGGTTAATTCCATTCTATCTCAGGAATGAAACATTTATTCTCGTATTCTTTATTGAGGTTGGTGACCCGGATACAATTTTGAAAATGGATTTTTATCGAATTGAAAACAAAACTCTTACATACCAGGATACTCACGATGTATATACAATTAAGGACGCAGACTTCGAAGAAGATCGTCCAAAATCATTCGACCTAAACAAGCTCAGTTATATTCAGGTTGAGAATTATTTATACATGACTCATCCAAATATGGAGGATCCAAGAGAGATTATCTGGAATTGGGCTGGAAACGTAAATGATCCGCCGGTCGATGGATTCCTCGTAATGAATTACTCCCTCAATGAAGAAAATTATTACATAGATATTGTGCATGATGAGACAAATGGATGGGTAAAAAAACCGGAACCCAATTTTGAACTTGGAGGTGGTAATAGCACAACAGAGGAAGGAGAGCCTCCTGCTGCGATACCAGCTGGGTGGACTGCTTATACCGGGCGTATTTTTGCTGGAGCAAATGGCGGTAAATTAAAGACCCCGCCACAGACTTTTAAGTATCTCACCTGTGTTGAATACTCTTTTGAGAGACTTGTATGGGCGGTTGGCCCAAATATACATGGATCGGCTGCGGGGGATATCGCATTTGCAGGGATGCAGTACAATGGGGATATTCCGCCAGCAGGAGAACCCGGCGCACCAACAGAAGAACCTCCACAGATTCTTTATTCTGATCCTTTTCTCTACGCTGCTGCATCAGATCTTGGGTATGAAGAGTTTTATTGGCTGACCGGTGGACAAGTGCTTGTTGGTGGAGCGAACAATGGAGCATGGGTGCTTTCCAATACTCAGGCTGGAGGATTGGATACAACTAATCAATTGATGTATAAAGCCACTGCCAATGGAGCTTATTGGGTGAAGGGAAGGGCTATCGGGGATTCTTTGTTATACTTCCAAAGACCAGGGCGTTTGCTCATGGAATTCATTTTTGCTGAAGCAACTCAGAATTATACAGCTTTGAACCTTTCAGAGTTTTCTGACCATCTATTCTACGATCTTGCTCCTATTGCAATGGAGATTCAGCGATCCCCTTTTAATGTAGCATGGATCCTGAGAGAAGATGGCTCATTGGTATCATTCACATATGATCGTATGAGACAGATCTATGCTTGGGCAAGACACGATTTTACAAATGAAGTAAATAGAGTTGTCGATAATGGTAAAGTTATTTCAATTTGTATTACGTCTGATGGCCTTTATGATACAGTTGTTGCTTACACAGAGAGAGAGACTTCAGACGGGAAAGTTTACGCCATAGAGATCATGGATGAATACACCCCAAATCAGATAGATGGAGTATTTGTTGACGCTGCCCAGAAAGAAACTCTCTCTAATAGGATTTATATTGATTCAATTGAAGAAGGAACAGGTTCTGGAAGGATATTCCATTACAACCCGGCAGAGAATTACTTACTTGAAGATGGTTCAATATTGCTTTTTAATGATGTCATTAGAACAGATGATGGCGTTCAATCTGTTACTTCCGAGAATTATGATTATATCTATAAGGAATGGTATGTGATTGAATATGATTCAGTTGGATTCACATTCAAATTGCAGGATAAAACAGGGCTTATATATAATGGGATATGGGAAAAAGATCAAGCTCAAAACTCTTATCTCGATTATGGATATGCTTTAATATCAACAAAACATCCTCTTACTCCAGATAAATATTCGCACTTAAAAGGGGTTTTTTGTGAAGCTCTTTTAGATGGAAATCCAGTTTCTATTTATATCAGTTCTGATACAAAGTTCTATTCAACTGAAACTTTCATAGATAATTGGGAAGGTGATGAATCAATTTTAACTAAAGATAATGAGATTAAAAAGTTCTGGAATAAGATTATTATTGGAAGGCCATACGAATCAATATTCTCTCCATACATGATGAAGAAACAGTTGAACAAAGGGAAATTAACAAAGATTGAGTTGGAAGTATTCAGATCTCTTGGCGGGAAGATAGGGACTGCTAGTACCACCTTGAATAATAAGATTCAATACCACAAACAGATGGACTTGATATATCCGGCTGATTTTGAAAAGTATGAACTTTATGATGGAACAATACGGCCCCAGATTGTTGGAGGCTATGGTGATGATCCATTCTTTTACATCTACGTAGACACTGCCGTCCCTTTCAATATCACAAATATTATTTATCATTTGGAGAGTAACTGATGTCTTTATTATTTGGTGGAATCGCAGCTTTAATAGGCGGAGCATTAAGAATTGGTGGCCGTGTAGCCAATCAGGTCAGGCTTGGGAATGCAATAGATGAGGCAAAAATAGAAGGGAAACAACAGCTTGACATTGGGATAGGGACAACCACTCAGAATGCAATGGATCTCGCACAGGATTTGAATGCAAATATGGCTCTCTCTGGAGTGAAATCTGATGTTGGAACTGCTGCCTTTGCTCAAGATCGAAATGTCAGGACGAGAGATGCCCAGATAGAAGCCATGAGAGAAGACTTTGAAAACTGGGTCGGAGATCTTGAAGAGACCAGGAATACAGAAATGTTTAACACTGTGCTCGGTTCTCTTGGAGATGTCTTTTCTACGATGGGGAATATATATCTCAGCGGAGCAGCTGATAAAACTACTGGCGGGAAAGACGGTGTTATTTCATCTAAAAAGAAAAGGAACCCTATTGTCGGGGCAACTGTAACGGATTGGAAGGACAGTTTTGAGATACAAAATCCAGGTGAAATAGATCCTTTCGGGAGGGATTAGAATGGCAAAAATAGCACAACTTGGAACAACATATAATAGGGCTCCTCTTGCTGTTAATCGGACTCCTATCAGAACCGATGGTCTGACACAAGGGCTTGATAATGCTTCTCAGGCATATCTCACAGCTCAGAAAATAAAAGATAATGCCAGGGCTCAAAGAGATGTCTATGAACAGAATGTGGCAACGCTTGAGGCCAAGGACTTCTTGAATAAATATTTAACCTCAATGGATTCTCCAGATAAATTCAAAGAGAACTTTGGAGGCACGGCTTTCGAGGATTATTCTGGAATCATGGCAGGGAATATCGGGGTTTATGATAGCACAACAGCACAGACTCACTATAAATATGCTCTTGATCAGATTGGAATGGGATCAATTACAGACGAGCAAACAAGAGAAGCATGGAAGACCGAAATGCTTATCAAATGGGAAGATGTTGAGCCTAAATACCAAGATATTGCAAATGGATTTATCCATCAGGAAGCAGTCCAGAAATCAAAAGCAAATCTTCAAGCGATATGGAATGATTCAGTAAAAGAAGGAACAGGAGGAACTGAGTCTTTAGTATTCAGAACAGCTCTTGATAATATGCTTGGAAGTGGAATGTATGGAACAGATCCACAACAGGCAATCATCGCAATGAATAATGATCTTCTTGCCTATCAAAAAACAGAGAGTAGATTCTTCCTTGATGAAGTATATAGAGAAGCCTTGATGCCATTACAAATGAAGGGAGCCAGTAAAGAAGAAATGACTATCGCTCTTTATGGAGCCAATCTTGAAGGGATGGGAAAGAATTACCTGACAGATGAAGAGATGGAAAAACATCAGGAAAAATGGGTTTCCAGAGCCATGAATTATTCAAATGTAATTCAGAACGTCATCGAAGAAGAGTCTGCTAGATGGTATTCAAATCAATGGGAAGATATTTTCAGAATAGAGAGATCATCCGGTGCTGATGGGAAGAATCCTTTCGATATGGCTCAAGCGAAGATTGATCAGATTATTGGAATGATGGGAGAAGATCTTCCTTCTGTTCAGACAGACATAGAAGGAGCCGAACCTATTCCTCTTGGACAGTTTGATAGAGTTGAAGGCAAGAAGATGAAAGACTACCTTGAGGCTTTCATGAGTGGTGATGAGCTTGATTCTGAGAGAGCAGCCGAAGGAACAATCCAGATGGCGAATATTGTTGGGAACTATATTGGCATGACTGTTGGAGAACAGGACGCTGCTTTAAGCAATTTGTTGAGAGATAGAATGATAACAAATTCACAATATACCAGTGCAAGAAACCAAGTGAGATCATTCAGTAATGACCAGGAATATAAAGATTCAATAAGCAAAGCAATGAAGATTGCTGAGGCTGAAGGTTTCACAGAAGCTCAAAGGGCCGGCTTGGCTACTGAGCTTCAGAATTATTTTGTAGGAGCAAGAAACCTCAATAATATAGAGAGAGCGATGGGGGCTGAATCTATAATCAACAATTACGCAGACAAAGAGGGTCGGATGACAGATATGGCTGATGACTTTGCCAAGGGTGCTCTCGACATGGCGGCTCTCAGTATTCGCAATAGAGGAGAGAACGTCAGGACTATTGTCTCCAGAGACACAGGGGCAATCCAGAAGAGTATTGATAATGGAGATTTCAGAGGAAACGTAGAAATGAATGCAGAACTACTTTCTGCTTATACGACAAAAATGGGATTATCTTTCCAAGCCGGCATGGCCCAGGGAGCATGGCCTGAATTGGATCGAAGAAATCTCGTTGTAAACGATAGGAATGAACCAGTTGTAGTTGCTCAAGTTGTTGATAAAAACGGAGTGCCTTGGATTGCAGCTCTGGCAGAAGACCAATCAGATCTTCCAGCCAATGCAATTGCCGTACGTGTATTTTCTTCAAAACTGAGAGAGGGAAGCAATCGTCAACTGAAGTTTGAAGAGCAAACGGAATACGAAAGATATTATGTGTCCGGCTATAATGCAGATGGCAGTAATGTCGTGTTTACTGATGGAGAAGGAGCTTTAATCGATCTGACATCGGATATGAGAATCAATATTATTGCTGATTCAGATTATTATGTGGTTGATCAGTATGGGCAGAAAAGTTATCAGCAGATAGAGTTGTCCACTGATGTTGAAAATATATATCGGAACAGGGAAAAACAGCTTGGAGGAGTTATCAATCCAGCAAGAAGTAGAAACCAACAGCCAGCCCAGCCGGCTGCTCCAACACCACCTGTTCAAACCACACAGCCAGAGAAAGAGGAAGTAATCCCGACAGAACTTTATGATCGATACAGCTCTACCCCTGGGGTGCCTGGATTTCAAGGAGGAACATCAGATGAACAAACAGCAAACAATTATTACGACACCTCTCAGTGGTTACCATAATGGCTGAACCTTTAACTGAACCGACCGTAATTGCCAATCCAACCTCTGTTGCTGAAAATATGGAGGCTATGGCTACCGATACAACTGCCAAGTATGAAAATGGGAGAGTATTGATTCCTCAGTCCACCTCATCGAGATCGCTGAATGTTGTTCAGGTTGATGATAGAGAAATTGCAGGATCACAGTTTATCGGCCAGCCAGAGTACAATATCCAAGCCTCTGCAAACCAGAGGGCGTACAGTTCTGTTGTCCGGTCAGAATATCTTCCCAATCTTTCTAAAAACGCTGGAACAACATACACTCTCGGAAAGGTTGCAGATTACATCTCTCTCTATACTGGATTTCGTTCTGATTATGTTGCAGATAATTATGATAGAATGGTGGCGAAACTCTACCCTAATTCAAACCCTGATCCAAAGAATATTCTTGACAACTTTAGAACGATAGCCGCCAATTCCCGGCTTCTTCTTGATCAGTGGCAGATGGCGACCACCATTGCTGATGGATATGATACCTCTGAGAAAAGAGCCTTCATTGAGTCAGCATACAGGAACCTTATGGCAGAAGAAGACTTTGTTCATCTGATGCCTGAAGGGACATTCAAAAGAAGATGGGAAGAAAGACTTTATGCTTTGCCAAAACAACACTGGCTGAACATTGAGGGTTGGAAAGCTCAGAATAAAGGATATATTATCGCTGGTTCTATCGCTGCAATGGCCGCTATTGTAGCGATTGCTTCAGGAGGAATTCTTGCCGCTCCAGCGGTAGCAGGATCCACTGCAGCTCTCTCTGCATCAGTGGGTGGAAGTGCAATGGCTACAGCCACTCTCGGCGGGGCCCTGGCTACAGAGGCAGGACTCTTAACATTAACAGCCTTCCAGACTGTTGGAAAGTTTGGAGGAATGGCTTCTTCATATGACTTCTACAGAGACATCATGATTGGCTCAAACTATCTGGAGATGGAGCAAAGGATAAAAGCTGAGGGTCTTGATGTTTCCCAGGACATGATGAAACAGGCTGCCAGAATCAATGGAAGTCTTGTCGCCGGCATTTCTGCGGCTGAACAGGTTGTCTCCGCCGGATTTATACGTGGCGGGAATCCTTTAACCAACGCCATGAGACAAGTTCAGTCAGATCCTCGTTTCTGGAATCTTCTTGGTGGAGCTTTGATTAAGAAAGCAAAACATCTTGGGAAGACTCTTGCAATGGAAAATATTCTTGAAGTGACAGAAGAAGCCACAGAATATCTTTTGACTGAAGCTAATTTCAAAGCATGGGGAAGCGAGACTCATCACAGCATGACCAATGATGAATGGGCTGATACTGTGAGAATGATTGTTCGAGATACATCAATGAACGTCATGGCGATGGGTGTTGGAGCTGGAAGTGTTGGAGCCATTATGGATGCTTCGACAACTTATATGAACTCAAAAACATCAGATATGCCGATCTTATCCAGAGAGGGTAAGAGAATACTCAATTCTCTCCCCAGCATGGAACAGTTTACCTTTGAGCAAGATTCTCGTGGCAATGTATCAATAAAAGATGCCAATGGAGAATTGATTGATATTGAGGGAAAGAAGGTCTTTGACTCTGTTGTTGGCGATTCTGATATAATGGTGTATATCTCTCCGGCTCAGAGAGCAATCATGGCTGAATATGTAAGAAGGAATCCCGAAGCTGCCATGAGATCCTCCGGCTTGAGCAAGATTACAGGATTAAGTGAATCAGAGTTGGATGGCATGGCGACCGGAGCATCTTCTCCGGTATCTCCAGAGAATAACTTTGTAAACTTTTACCGCCGTGTAACGATGGGTAATCCAGATCTTGAGGTAAATGGTGAACAGCTTGTCGTGGACACAGGGAATGGCCCTGTTGGCATTCAGATCAGTGCTGAAGGAGAGAATGCTACCATAGAAGTCTATGAAGAGAACACTGATAGTCATGCCGTAGTTGATGCCAAAATAGGACGGAACGGCACTCTTGTTCTTGGAGGTATAAAAGAAAGTACGTTTGAAAATAATGCTCAAATCATGACTGCCATCAATAGTGCCATCAACATGGAATATCTTTTCATGAATGAGTACAATTTTCCAGCAGAATACACTGCAGAAGTCCGGCAACTCCAGAAGATCCTTGATGGTGATATTGAGAATCTTTCAAAGCAGGATCTCAATCTTATTGCCACGGCTGCAGAAGTTCTTATTGAGAAGATGGGTCCACGCAAGAATGTTCCAGAAGAAAAGCTCGTATCCAGACAGGTGCCGAATATTGTCGTAGAAGATGTGGATGTTTGGGTAGAAGAAGACGTAACAGAAGATGAAGTGACTTATACCACTCCTTCTACATATGATGGATTGGAAGAAAAAAGACATAAGAATCTACAGAGAGAGATTCAGTCAGAAGAGCGTAAGCTGGAAGCCTTTGAAGTTTTCCAGAAATCAAACAGAGAATATATCGAGAAAAATCAGGAAGACATGGCTTATCTTCAGGGGAAAATAGATGAGCTTGAAGCTGAGAAAGCAAGTAATCCTGATTTTAATCGACAGTCAGAGATAGATGGTCTTAAAGCAAGGATGGAAGGCCAGGCCGTCAGTGACGAGACTCTTGAGATTGCAGATAAGATTGCAACAAGGATAGATGAAGCAAATAAAAAACTTGAAGGATTAAGGGCCGAAGAGGCTAAATATCAAGAGGCTTTCGAGGCAGCTCAGAAAGAATATCAGGAACCAGAAGCCATAAATGCAGATGTTTTTGTAGATAATTACATACAATCTGTTCTCTCTGCTCTGGATCAGATCGAAATCACTGACTCAAACAGGGAATATGTTTCGAGAATCAGAGAATCAATGAACCTCATGAAAGAAAGAATGGAGAAGTTCAAAGATATTATTTACGGAAGCGATGTCATGTATGACGGCAGCCAGGCTTCCGGTGTTGAGGTCTATAAAGGAGATCAGATCTTACACGAAAATACTCGTGATGAGATGCAAAGGCTTCTCACAAATCTCAAAGAAGGAATCATTGACTCTGTTGAATACGATAAGAAAATCAAGGCTCTTCATAATACGGTAGTTGAACGAATCAAAGAGAGGCGAAGAGAAGCCTATGAGAACATTATGGATGGGCATAAGGGCGAATATAATATTAAAGATCTGATTGAGATCGAAAAAGATTTGAGAGAACTCACCGGACAGCTCTTGAATGACGAACTGAAAGCACCTTCAAGAGAATCAAATGTTACAAAAGCATTCTTAATCTCCAGAGAATACGAATACGACCAGTATGCAGAACAGATATGGGAAGTCTTGAATGAGCATTGGAATGATAAAGGATATGGGAATTATAATAGATCAGATAAAATGATGAAGATCCTCAATGATTATTACAATGAACTCCCATTAGATCTACAGAAGCTCTTCCCTGATGGTATGAACGATGAAGCCTTTCATGCTTTCAACAGTTACCGGGCAGGTATCAATGAAGCCATTCATAATATCAATGCTTACGGCATTGTTGAGATGGAATCGATGATTGCACCTTGGGAAAGAGTTCAAGGGTTCAAAGACTTTCCTGATATGATGGCTGGAAAAAAGACTGAAAGAGAAGGCGGATATACCACAACAGAAGGAAGAGTTGAGAACATTACGGAAGTAAAGAAAAAAAGAACAGTCAAAAAGAGAGAGAGAAGAGAGAGTGTTGAGTATGTAGAGAAGCAAGTACCACGACAAGAAGATCCAAACGGTCCTGTACGTGATAACCTCGAAACGATGCTCCAGCAGGCGTCTGAAACAAGGGAGCAGGCGTTGGAAGAAATCAATAAGATGATTCGGATCATTGCTCTTCTCGACGCCAACATAGCCTCTTCACAGATGAGAGAGAGAGTGAACCAGCTGGCTGCTCAATATAATTTCCACTCTGAGAGATCCATGATTGAAGGAAAGATTCTCTCTGACATGGAACGGGAAGGACTCTCTCCCTCTGATTTTGATAATATCGTTCAGATGAGTAAGAAATCCCTTGAAGCAATTCCCATCAAGGAGCTCAGATCTCTTTACAGTGCCATGCTTCGGGCTGCCAAAACAGACTTGAAGATCACAGGAATGCAGATTGGAGACAGTATCATTCCTTTCAAGGACGTAATTGCTTTGGCTATCAATGAAGCAAAAGGATTGAATACGGCAGAAAGACCGAAGGCTGCGGTCAAGAACCCACTTCCAAAGGGGTTCCATCGCTTCTATGACCAGATGCTGCACTACGATTTGATTATTGAGAAGGTATTTGGAAAGCAATCTGTCATTTACAAGACTCTGTTCTCGAATATCCACAAGCAGGATACTAAAAGAAACGGATATGTCCATGATATGAAAGAACGGATAGTCAAGAATTATGAGAGAATCGCAGAGAGAGCAGGAATGAAGGGAAAGGATTACATGGGGGAGGTTATTATAAAGTTCTCCAATGGGGTCCGGTTTACAAAAGAAGATCTACTCTCTGTTTTACAGCACCTACGTTCAGGCGAAGAGAATTATCGTGGAAGCGGGATGACTTACAATGAATTTGCTCTTCGCCAGAATGGCCTGACAATGAGAAACGTCTTTACTGGAGCTCCTGTTTCTCTGACTCATACGCAGATGAACAAGATCATCAATATCGCAAAGAATTATCAACTCAGTGATGCAGATACGATGGCAATAAACGAGTTCCAGAATATCATGGATAAACTTCATCTTCTCACCGATACACGTTATCAGCAGCTTTATGGCAAACCGATGCCGAAGACAAGGTTCCATATGAGAATATCTCCTGATAGATCTTTTGATGCTCCAAGCGTTAAAGGAATTATCAGTGACGTTTCTAATACTGAGAATGTTAAGCTGATATTTGATGCCTCCAGTACCTATGAGAGAGAGGGTGTCACAAGACCAATTGAATTGGTAAAACTGGGAGATGAGCTTATTCACAGCCTTGATGCAGCCTCCAGGTTTGCTTATACAGACAATGCTTTTGAGCAAGCCGGAATGATGATAGCCAATCCGGCTGTAAGAAATGAGCTGGAACAAAGATTCGGATCTCATTATCCCACGATCATTGTTGAAGGACTCAAGCATTGGGCCGGTCAGAGGCCACCTAGAAGACCGATCACTCAGCTCATCGACTTCATCAGGATGAAATCAAGCCAGTCTATTCTCTCTCTGAATCCTGAGATTGCGATGAAACAGCTGACATCCCTGCCGGCGTTTGCCCCATACGTTGATGCCAAATATCTTTTTGATTCAAATGCTCAAATCATGAAAGATAAAAATGCTGTAGATCTCATCCTCTCAACGTGGTCTCCACGGTACAGAATGAGGAGAGAGACAATGGGGAATCATGAAGCCTTGGCGACCATGAAGAGAAGAGAGGGCAGGACGCTGACTCGTGGTTCTTCTACTTATGATAAGATCGGTTACTGGATGATGCGTGGAGTGGATACCACGGCTGTCAGAATTGGGATGTATGGAGCAATGAATCAATTCAACGCAGAAGTAGAGAGAGGTTATTTTTCTGATACCGTGAAGGATGCTCTTGATATTGATAATGATATAATCGCTATCATGACCCCGGAAGTCAGAATGCAGAAAGCGGCTGAGTTCGCAGAGTATGTTCTTGACCGCACGCAGCCGGTTAATGACCCTCAATATACATCACAAATGAGGAGAGAGGGTGCATTCCTGAGAACGTATGCCATGTTCTCTTCTTTCACAGAGCAGATGGCGAACTTGATAGATAGAACATACAGTGCTCTTCGGAGAGGAGATCAGGGAGCATTGAGTACCTTTATCGGAACGATGGTTATGGTAATGGGTGTTATCCCTTCAATGACTGCCGCTTTTGATACTATACGGAAGAATGCCTGGGACAAATATACAAGAGATGAAGATGATAAGGATGAGCCTTGGTATGGTCTTTATTTTGAAAATTACATCAAGAATGCTTCTGGGTATTGGTATGGGATTAAAGATGTTGCATCCTTTGGTCTTTCATTCAAAAAGTATGGAACCTCAAAATATGCTTTTAACGAGACTCCGATAAAAGAGGTTTCAGAACTTTCATTGAATGGTATTGCTTTTTTAATGAAATCAATGAATGCGAATAACAGTGAACAGGTTCGGATCAGGGCATTGGAGAATGCCACCAACAATGCTTTAGACTTGAGTCTGATGATGGTTGGCTTCTCCACCTACCCGAAGAAGGTCATTGAAAGAACGATAGAGAGAAATGAGAATAAATGATATACAATAGAGAGGGAGATCATTATGGCTTTTAGCGAACAGAGATCATGGCAGCTTTACGAAGATGCAACAGCAGCTCCTTATTATGATATAACCGACTTCTATTTCACTGATGGTAAGTTCGTCACGGTTGTTATTTATCATATTGATGGGTCGGTTGAAGAGAAACTTTACGGAGTTGACTGGGAGATTACCGGACAGCGAATCACAAAGATCGTCCAAGATTGGGGGCCAACTGGAGACGTTCTTGTTTCAAGACATAATCTTTATAATCAACTCTCTTCAATGAGGAATGCCCAGATTGGATTTGATCGAGAACAATTAGAGAGAGATCTTGATTATATAACGATGCTGGCACAGCAGAATGCTGATGTCTTTCAAAAGTCAATCGTTGCTCCATTGTTTGATGAAGCTGCAAGTTATGAGCTTCCTCCCGATGCTCAAAGAGCTGGAAAGTTTATCACTTTTACAGGAGATGGAAGTGTTATTGTCAGAGCGTTGAATACCGAAGATATTGGGGCTGCCTCTCTTGAATGGCAAGCTACATTCGAAGAGTACCTCCCAGGATGGCTTGTTGAATATTCAGATCGTTTATGGTTAAGTATTTCTCCTGTTCTTGGGAGTCCTCCAGGTGCTGTTACTGGAGAATGGGAATTATGGGGAACAATGGACTCAACAGGAATAGAATGGCAGAATCTTGTTATTTATCCACATAATTCTATTAGAAGTTACAACGGTATTTATTATATTGTAACTGATTCTGGTGGATCTGATCTTGGTGTTGCACCAACAGATTCAGGCGGAAAATGGGCAAGATGGACATCTTCTACATTTGAGCAAGTAGCCTCAGATACGACGGTGGCTATTGGGCGGCCAGATCACTCTCTCTTTGTAGATACTTCCTCTGCACCTGTAACAATTACGCTTCTTGACTCACACCTTCCTGGGGATAAAGTTACGATAGCTGCATTTGGGAAAGAAAAAGTAACTGTAATCGGGAAAGGTTTATATAGTCAGGTCTTTATTGATTCGGCAAAGACTTATATCTGGACTGGTATTGCTTTCATGGTGTTGACCGGAGGAAGTTCTGGTGGTGGAGGCGGTACTGAAGTTGGAGAAGTTACATGGTGGCCGGCTTCTGTTGGAGTGGATATTCCTGATGGAAAGATTCTTGCTGATGGAGCAATCGTTAATATTGCTGATTATCCTCAGCTGTTTAGTCGGTTGGGAGTTGTCTGGGGCGGTGATGGCTCAACCACCTTTGGTCTTCCCAACCTCCAAGGCATCTTCCCCGGGGCCGTAGGCACTCAGGACATAAATGGAAACATCAAGGGTGATGCTTCAGCGTCCATAGGCGACTACAAAGAAGACCAACTTCAGGAACATCTTCATAATATTATGCTACGAACTGACGGTACAGGGACTTCTTACTTGAAGTTTTCCCCTGATACCACTGATGTTAACGCAACTACTTTGAATGCTGGAGATAGTGAGTATCCAACAGGAAGAACAGGTGATTACACCGATGTCTCCCGGGCAATAGGCCGGTGGCTCATTCAGGCTGAACCTCCGGCTCCTTCAGAAGTTAACGCAGTAGTCGTAGACGTACAGATAGGTGATGTCAGATGGATTCCTCATACAACTATCAATGAGAATGATCTTCTATGTGAAGGCCAGACCGTCAATATAGTTGATTATCCAGAACTCTATGCTTTCCTGGGAACGATATGGGGAGGAGACGGGACAAGTACCTTCGGGATTCCCAATCTGAAAGGTATCTACCCGGGGGCTGTCGGCACTCAGGACATAGGTGGTGTGACCTACGGAGTATCGGAAGGCATAGGAGAATATGCACAGGATGACGTAAAGCCCCATTCACACACAATGCCGGAACATAGCCATTCGATTATAGGAACAAAACATGCTGGTGGAGTTTCTTCTGAGATTATGGCCAATGGTGATGATACAGGGGATGGTCCAGCTAATACAGAACCAACAAACCCCGGCCCAACCAATAATTCAACTGGAACTCAATCACGCCCAGCATCTGCAATGGGTCAGTGGGTCATCAGGGCCAAGCAACCGGCTTCATTTACTGTTCCAGGATATAACGCATGGAGTGAAACAGTTGAATATCCAGTAAGAGGAGAACCTCTTGGAGTAGGAGAGCTGTTACTTGATGGAACAGATTCTCTTATATCATCCTCGGGAAGAGAGCCGGTTATCGGAAGCGTTGAGTTTATCCCGGGACGCTCCAATATAGACGGTGTTGATTACTATGATCCTCAGCTCAAGTGGCCGGGCAAAGGGGTTTATGGGGTATTCGAGGATTATGAGAATCTTATTGCTGGGATAATTCCTACATTCACTAATGCGACTGAAGCAGAAGAGGGATTGTG